CCTCCGGCGGCGGTCAGGAACAAATTAAAATGGCGGGTGGCAAATGGCTTTTACCTCCACAGACCTGACGAACGTACAAACCGCGATCATCGCCCTGGCCATGGGGGCGAGAACGGTCAGCCTGACCATGGGAGACAAATCCATCGCATATGGCCAGGCCCAGCTCGGCGAATTACGGGCATTGCGGGACGAAATCATTGCCGAAGTCGGCAGCGCCGGCGGTCGGTCGCAGTTCGTTCTGGCGCAGACGGAGAAAGGCCTATGACACAAGCCGCCGGTTTCCTGAAGATTGTTGACGCTCGCGGGGACCGCATCCCGATCCGGGCGCTTGCCGGAGAATACGAAGGAGCCGCCACGGGCCGCCGCATGAGCACCTGGGGCACATCCACCAAAGGCCCAAACACCGCGCTTTATTCCTCCCTGAATCGTCTCCGCGCCCGGTCCCGGGAAGTCATTCGCAATAACCCCCTTATGGACGGTGGCGTTGACACCTTTGTCGCCAACCTCATCGGCTCCGGCATATCGCCCCGCTGGCAGCTCAATGATAAAAACCTTAAAAAGCAGATTCAGGAACTTTGGTCAGACTGGACCGAAGAGGCTGATTTCAATAATCTTTGTGATTTCTACGGCCTTCAGTCGCTTGTTTCCCGCGCCTTGATCGACGCCGGGGAATGCCTGGTCAAGGTCATCCCCGCCTATCCCGGCGATAATGTCGATTTGACGGTCCCGCTGCAATTGCAGGTAATCGAGGCGGATCACCTGGACGAAACCTACAACACCATAGCCTCGAACGGAAACGAGATCCGCATGGGAATCGAGATCGACAAGTCCGGACGCCGCCAGGCCTATTGGTTGTGGAAGGATCACCCGGGCGAGGCGTTTATCACCCAGAACAATATGGATCGCATCCGCGTTCCCGCCTCCGAAATACTTCATATCTTCCGCCCCCTGCGCGCCGGCCAGATGCGCGGGCGCCCCTGGCTCTCGTCGATCATTGTCAAACTCCATGAGTTGGATCAGTACGAAGACGCCGAACTGGTCCGCAAGAAATGCGCCGCCATGTTCGGCGGATTTATCTACGAAGAATCCTCGCAAATGGGAGACCCCGGCGCCTGGATGGGTCGCACCGGAACGGTAGACAGCAACGAAAGCGATATCGTCGCCCTCGAACCCGGAACCTTTCCCGTGTTGCCGCAGGGCAAGAAGGTTGAATTCTCGAAACCCGTCGATGTCGGCACCACTTACGAACCCTGGATCAAGCAGCAGTTGCGGGAAATCGCCGCCGGCTGGGGAATCACCTATGAGCAGTTGACCGGGGATCTCTCCGGCGTCAACTATTCATCCATCCGCGCCGGCCTGCTGGAATTCCGCCGCCGTTGCTCCATGCTGCAAACGCAGACATTGGTTTTCCAGTTATGCCGCCCCGTTTCCCGCTTCTGGATGGACGCCGCCGTTTTGTCGGGCGCTCTGGATATCCAGGGATATTTCCCGAATCGCCGCATCTATCGCCGCATCAAATGGCGTCCCGACGGTTGGCCCTGGGTAGATCCGGTAAAGGATCAGTTGGCCCAGCAGATGGCGGTACGCAACGGCTTCAAATCCCGGGCCAAGGTAATCGCCGAAATGGGCGACGACATAGAAGTGGTGGACGCGGAGATCGCCGAAGATAACGACCGGGCCGATAAAATGGGCCTCATTTACGATACCGATCCGCGCAACACGGCCAAAACCGGAGCCATGCAGACAGCGGCGGATGATGCCTCAGCGGATCCGGCAACACCTAACGGAGGGAAAAGCAATGTCCAAGAATAAATCCATCATCCAGGTCGCCGGGCGGATTATGAACACGCCCCTTTTGATCCATGCCGATACGCTCAATACTATCCTGGGCCTCATCAATCAACACGCCGGGTTGCATATTTCCGTCCCCGGCAAAGAGGCGGCCCTGCAGACGTCCGGAAATTTACTACGCGCTGCGACCCTTCAGGACAGCATCGCCGTTATCCCCGTGCACGGCGTCCTGTCTTACCGGGCGGATGAACTGATGGAATGGTTTTTTGGCGATACTTCTTACGAGACCATCCGGGAAGAATTCCGCGCCGCCATCGCCGACCCGGAAGTAAAGGCCATCGTCCTGGATATGGACAGCCCCGGCGGCGAGGTGGAGGGCTGCTTTGACCTGGTTGACGAGATATATCAGGCGCGGGGAACGAAGCCGATTTACGCCATTGTTAATGAAACAGCTTTCTCCGCCGCCTATGCCATCGCCTCGGCGGCGGAGAAGATCTATTTGTCCCGAACGGCTAAGGCCGGTTCCATCGGCGTCATCACAGTCCATCTTGATCAGAGCAAGTTCGACGAGAATCTGGGCGCTAAATATACCACTATTTACGCCGGGGCCCGCAAGGACGATTTTAACAGACACGCAGCCTTGTCGCCCGAAGCGCAGGCCGTAGCCCAAAGCATGGTCAACGATGCCTATGAAATATTCGTCAAAACGGTGGCTCGCAATCGGGGTTTGACGCCCCAGGCCGTGCGCGACACGGAAGCGGGCTTATATTTTGGGAAGAAGGCAGTCGAGGCAGGTCTGGCGGATGCCGTCATGCCCTGGACAAAGGCCCTGGATACCATAAAAAAAACTAAACAAGCAGTAGCGAAAGGAGGAACCATGAAGGCATTTTTAGAAAAGATTCAGGCGCTCTTTGCGGAGCAACCGGACCAGGTAGCGGCGGCACTTGCCGAGGTGGGTTACATCCCCAAACCGGCAGCAGGAACGGGGGCGGAAAATAACCTGACCCCGGAAGCGCTTCTGGAATCGGAACCCGTAAAGGCGAAGGTAGCGGCGGCTACCGCCGAGGGGGTAGCCGCCCTGAAGGCCTACGTCATCGCCATTATGGAAATGTGCGCCCTGGGCGGCGCATCGGAAACCCTGGCCATCGGCTTTATCGCGGCGGGAACCAGCCTGGAAGACGCCCGGACCAAGATCATGGCGGATAAGGCGGCGGCAGCGGGACGAACCCACATCACCAGCACCGTCGGCGCATTGTCAACCGGCCAAGTCAATCCGTTGAAGGCCGATGCAGAGAAAAGGGCGGCAGGCAAATAATACGCAACGCTGTTGCGCAAAACATGAGGATTAAGGAGGAATGAAATATGAGTCATCTGCATGAAGGCAATAACTTTCGGGACGTGGTTCGGTACGAGGAAGACAGCGCCGGGCGCCTTTCCCGTGAACAGGTATCCGTTCTGACGGGGGAAGTTTTGACGATGGGTATGGTCATCGGGAAGATTACCAAGTCCACTCCCACGACAGGAACCGCCGCAGCCGGGAACCAGGGAGCAGGTACGTGCGGTAGCGTAACAGCGGGCCAGAAGGCTAAGATCGGCGAATATCAGATCAAGTGCCTCACATATCAAGCATCCCCGCTGGCGGCAACCTTTGAAGTAACCGACCCTGACGGGTTGCAGCTTCCGATTGCCACGTTGGCAGCCTACGTCAGCGATGCAATCAATTTTGACATCGCCGACTCCAGTCCCGCCATCACCGTGGGAGACATCTGGACCATTACCGTTGCCGCCGGATCGGGCAAGGTGGTGCAGATTCGACGCGGCGCAAGCACCGCTGTTGATGGGTCTCAGAACGCCTACGGCATCATCACCGCTGACTGTGATGCGTCCCTTGGCGATGTCGAAGCCGTGGCCATCGTGAAGGACGCGGTCGTTATTGAAGCCAACTTGACATGGCCCACGAGTTCGCCGGCTATGTCTGCCGCTGAAATCGTTGTGGCGATGGCAGAGCTGGCGGCAAAGGGAATCGTAGCAAGGGACGAAGCCTAACTAACTAACACATTAATGGGGCGAGCCCCTTTAAGACAAGGAGGAACAAGAAAATGAGAAATATCCACAAAGAATTTAAAGTCACTGGCCGACTACTGACCGTTGGGGTGCTGTTAATGGTAGCCTTCGTTAGTCGCGTGATGGGGTGGGAGCTGATCCCGGAAGCGCTGGCAGGCGTGTCAATGGCGCTGATCCTCAACCCGTTTGAAGCAGACGACGCTTTCAATATGGTTTCCTTGACTCAGTCCATCAACATCCTGCCCAATAAGTATGGGCGCGTCGGGCAGCTTGGCATTTTTCCCGACAAAGGGGTTAGGACCAGAACGATTGTCGTAGAGGAGCAAAACGGCGTTCTCAACCTGCTTCCTACCGCACCCGTTGGCGCACCCGGTGTTCAGAACAAGCTCGGCAAAAGGATTGTCCGTTCATTCACGATCCCTCACATCCCGCTGGATGATGCCATCCTCCCGCAGGAATACGAAGGAATCCGGGCGTTTGGGTCGGAAAACGAAATGGCCTCGCTCGCTTCGATCATGAATGATCACCTGCAGGCAGCTCGCAACAAATTCGACATCACGTTGGAGCACCTTCGCATGGGAGCCCTGAAGGGCATCATCCTGGACGCGGACGGGTCCGCCCTTTAC